GTTTCCCAGTCACGATCCGGATTTGGGGATTGGGCGGATAGATGGAGGCTTGATGACAAGCTTTGGTCTATGTGGCATGAATACTTGCCTAATAGAAGTAACCTAAAGTCACCTATTGTATTCTCTAATGTGGAAGCTTTCATGGCAGAAGCACAAGAGAACGAGGTAGGGGTAATACTTAGTCCAACAGAGGAGGATGATAAGAGTAAGGTTCTTGTACTAAAAGCACTTCTAAGGCATTTAGAAAACAAGCAAGGATATAAAGCATATAAAAAGGTATCGATGAGGGATGTGGTGATGAAAGGAACAGCTATTACCTATAATGGTTATCTTCGAAGAAAGAGAACGGTAGATATAGTAACAGGTGGTCCAACAATCGATGAGTTGGAAAGTAAGACAACTGAAGAACTAGAGGAGATGAACGACAACCTAAAGAAACCGCAAACAGAAAAACAAGAGATCATAGATGTTGATGATATTCGTTCTTTAGCAGTTCCACTAGAAGAGTTCTTTATTGATCCAGACGCAAGATGTCTAAGGGGGGACAGTTATGAAGCGATGGATTGTATTTGGAGAACTATTCCGAGTTTAGATAACTGTGTGGCTGAGCTAAAGGGTAGCGATGACCCATGGATTATTAGAAAGAATATTAAAAAGATCACATCAATTGGCGATGCTCAGAATCAAGATGAAACATCTAGACCATTGTTCCAGAGTCCAGATGATCTGAGAGGGCGACCAAGCCAAGTACAGATGATTAGATATTACAATAAGCTTACAGATAGATATATTATTGTAGTGAACGATATCTTACTAAGGGATGGACCACTTCCATATAATCATAAGGAACTTCCGTTTACTAGACATAGGCTAATACCAATTCCTCATAACTTCTATGGAATTGGAGCAGCATATGTACTAGAAACACTTCAGCTAGAAGACGAGATTTTAAGAAATCTAAGACTTGAAAGTATCAGAGTATCTATAGCACCACCTCTTGTGTACAATACAGAGTTCGCAGAAGATATCGATAGTCAATGGGATATGATCGAACCTAATATGAAGATTGCAATGAGTGGACCAGTAACACCGGATAATGTACGGTGGCTAGAAGGACCAGCAGGTAATTTTGAGATGTACAAGATGCGTGAAACACTAAGAGAAGATGCGATTATGGCTTTCGGTATTAACCCGATAGCTTACAGTGTTCCGAAAGCTGGAGAGCCAGTGAGAAACAATATGATGTCGCTTGAGTCTACAATGAAGATGATTAAGAAGGGTATAAGAAACTGGGCAGAAGAAGGCTATGTTGAATCAGTCCGACAAATCATAGCTCTTATGAGACAGTTCTATAGTGAAAAATACGTAAGTGATATTACTACAGAAGGAAAAGAAGGTGAGTACAAGAAGATTAGACTTGAAGGAATAGAGCTTGAGGACGATGGAACAGGTGAATTAATGGAGAAGGTTATTAAAGGTGATAGTTATTTTGGAGTTAAGGGTGAATACTTCAACTTGACAGGAGACGTTGACATCCAGATAGATATGGATACACTCGTACCTGTGAGTAGAGCACTTAAGATTCAGAACCTAAGGGATGCAATGACAGTGCTAATGCCTATCTTCCAGAATCCGGTACTTGTACAGAATACAGCGTTTGTTGAACTATCTAGAAGTTATATTGAAGAACTCGGCTTAGTTAATAAAGATAAAATACTTGCAGCGTTCCCAGATGACGACAGCGAAGAAGAAGAGGTTCATGCTGACTTCCAGTTCGAATTGATCAAAGCTTCATTAGAGAACCCAACAATCGCTCTTGATCCTAAGAACGCAGCTGAACTAGCAGGGCAACCAGGGGAGAGTAACAGACATAAACGAAGACATCTAGACCAAATGAATGTCCTGATGTCACAGATCTTAGGATTCAATAAGCAGATAGAAGAATTACAAACACAAGCTCAAGACCCACGAATACAGGTAGGAATGTTGGAAGAGATGGGACAAGCTCTAGCAGCACTTCAAGAAGAACGAGCTAAGATTGAACAACAAACTGTAGCACTAAGACAACATTTATTACAGGATAATATGCCAAAGGACCAAGCAGTAGAAGCCAAAGTAATGGAAAGTAAAGCTGCTCTAGGTGAGCCAATGCCAGGACCAGAGGGACCACCACCAGGTGGACCAGGGGGAGGCCCATCACCAGAAGCAGGAGGCCCACCTCCAGAGGGTGGAATGGCAGCAGCTGGAGCACCACCAATGGCAGGACCAGGTCCTATGTAAATTTATATAAGTAGATAACCAAATGTCGAATAATCTTTACAACTTAATATCAGACCCAGATTCGTTGATGAAAGGAAAGAAGGTTGGCGCTGAAGTAAAAGGGTGGCCAACAAAGCTTACTAACGACGAATTAATAGCTTTAAAGGAATTTAAAAAGAGTGCGGCATTTGGTGTCTACCAAAAGATCATTGAAGAAAAACTAAACCACCACGCGAAGAAACTGTTAGAACTACAACCTCTACATCTTGATACAGCAGCCCTTGTTATATCAGAGCGAAGAGGTCACTATAGAGAAGGGAAGGAGCTTTTAAGCGCTCCAGATAAAGCCGAGAAGGAATTAGCTAGAAGAGGCCGAGAAAAGACCAAAAAATAACATTGACTTCTACTTTGAAGTTCTGCTACTATTGTGAGTAAGAGGAGAGCAAGCCCGCTTATTTCATGATAGGTTGTTGTGAATTATGAAGTAAGTAGGTTTGCTCTCTCTGCTTATAATGGTTCACAACAACTTGTTGTTAAATATTAAAAACTAAATATGACAGATGCGAATGACCAGCAGACCCCCGTCAATGAGGCGCCACAGGGATCAGATGACGGCACGTCAAATGTTGCAGTTCCAACCTCATCCCCTCAAGGTAACATAGAGCACGATGATGGAAGCGAGAATGTTACAGTACCTAGTAGTACCTCCCCTCAGCAAGATTCTCCGGCTGAGCACGAGAAGGAACAACCAAAAGCTCAACTTACTGATCGCGAGATCAATAAGATGAGTGCACTGGAAAAAGAGAGGAATCAAGCAGCGGTGAGAGCCAAGGATGCGGAATATCAAAGGCGGTTCACGTTATTACAATATAACCCACAAGCCTTAGATAACGAGTTTGTAAACGACGAAAAGAGTTTTAACGAATTCCGTAAACAATACCAAGAGAAGACAGGGAATGTACTTCCATCTCACGCTGAACTATATACTCAACCAAATAACGCGGTTGGTGGCAATAGTGGAAGTCCTTCCATGACACAGTCTCAGATTAATGAGCTTGTCGACAAACAAGTTGACATGAAACTGCAGAATAAGGAAGCGATCAATAGATTGATTCAGGAAGTGCCAGAGGCAAATCCAGCAAATATGCAGAGTGTTGAGGAGGTCGAAGTTGCTAAACAAAGACTTGAGGAGGCAATGGCAATAGCTCAAGTTACCATCTCTTATAGAGGTAATATGAGTTTTGCAGACGCTTTGGTTTCAGCATATAAGTCATTACCAGAATACCAAGAAGATTCAATTAAGAAGGCTAGACTACAAGGAGAAATCATAGGGAAGAATAAAGCGTATGGGAATCAGGTAGGAGTGAGTGGTACTCCAACAACAGGACAAACCAACGAACAACCTACTATGAATGTGAGAATGACATCAAAGCAGAAAGCTAAGTATGAAGAACTGCGAGCCAAGAATCCAAAACAAGCAGAGTATTTTGCAAAGTCAATAGCATCACGACAATAGGACAACCAAATGATTTATTTCTAATTGCCATCAGAAATGATGGCTTTTTTATTTATTAAGGAAACGAAAATGGCAAGCGAAACAATCCATATGCCTAAGTTGGTAAGAGCTGCAAATGCAAAATCTGGGGAAAGATCAACTCTAAAACTACCTGGACTAGATAGTGCAGAAATTTACCTTGGAGGTTTTGTTCCTGGAATCACTGGAGCAGCAGCTACATTAGATGGTATTGAATTCGGAGTTCCTGCTTTTGCTGATGACAATAGAATCTTAGGATTCGTATCAGGATTCACACGACAAGGAGGAAACGTTCCACTTCAAGACGACGATATGAAAGCTGGTACTGTAACAGAACCAACAGGAGATCTTCCACTTAAGTATGCTTTTTCAGCAACAAATGATGAATCAAATACTACAAGTGCAAAACTTGAGCAAGCTGTAATTACACCTATCTTTCCTGGAGACATCCTAGAGGTATCTCTATGGGGAGCAAGTACTTCACCAGTACCAAGAGGAACAACTACAGCGGCTGGGACAACAGACTCATCTGACAACATGGGTGTAGGACTATCAGTAGATACTACATACCACTTTGCACTAACAGAATCTAGTGCAGACAAAGACCTAGAAAACAAGGATTTCATGACAATATTGGTTGACGGAAGAAAGCCAACTAATCCAAATAGGGTTTATGTAATTTGTCTAAGAAGTGCATTTGGAACAATAGCAAATGACTAATTCGACTCTTATTTTAGATTTATTTATTAATTAATAAAAATGGCTCATACAACAGCTAACTGGGAGGTATGGAAACCTGAAATTGATGCTTATGTCATGGACGAGATGGATAATCTTCCACAAAGTTTATACGAACAAGTTTTTGATGTAGGTACAACTAACAGGCTACAGTGGAATGAAAAAACATTCTCAGGGTACAGCCCAATGCAAGAAGTAGGAGATCTAGGTAATGCAGAAGATGATGAAACTCTAGACGGGTACAAATTCTCATATGCTAGAAGATCTTACAGAAAGAAAGCAGAATTCTCATCTGACTTCCTAGAAACAGCTCAAACTAAAGAAGTAGAAAACAGAGCAAAAGATTTCGCAAGAGTAGTTCAATACTCAAGAGATCTACATGTTTTCGAAATCTTCAGAAAAGCTTGGGACTCAGGAGTTACATATGGAGACGGAGTACCACTAGTATCACCTTCTCACCCAAGAAAAGACGGAGGAGGAAACCAATCTAATACATTCGCAGATGGTGTGCAAAGACCACTATCATACGATGCGGTAGCAGAACTACAAGATGTATTGATCTCAAACGTATCTAACTCAGGTAATCTAATGGCAGCAGGAGCTCCTGGAAGAAATAAAGTGCTATGGACATCACCATACCAGAAAGAAGTAGCGTTCCAAATTGCAGGAGTAGATGGACCAGATCAAAAACCTGGAACAGACGAGAACGATGCTAACTACTTCATCCGAGGGGACAAGTATGATGTTCTTTTGATTGACTGGATCACTTATGAAGCAGCTCGACAAGAGAACGAACATGGTGGAGTAGCGAAGACATCAGCGAGTAACTACTGGGATACAATGTGGGGAGTAATGGACAAAGAACTTTGCCAAAGATTCTTCAAAGTTTACGTTGGAGAAGGATACGAACAGTACGATGATGACTTGAACAAAGACAACCAAGTATATATCAAATATGCATACGACAAGTTCGCATATGGTGTAACAAACTGGATCGGATTTGCAGGATCTAAAGGAGACGGAACTACTGTTTCTTAATCCAGGGTCGTGACGGTGGACCAAAAACACCGTCCCTAATTCTGTGAAGGACAAGCAGACTAAATATAAATTATTACTTTCTTTAATATGGCACATATTAAACTAGCTCTACCTGTACTAGAGGGATATGGACCTGGGAAGTTATTTATTGTTGCAGACCCATCAAGCGAATTTGGTAGAGAAGCAGCAGTAAAATTAGGAGGAGAATACCTTGGAGGAGATATAGTGGCAGCACATGCAGCTACTGTGGATGGAAGAGGTGACACCATTCTAATCGGACCAGGTGACTACACACTTACTACTAAACTAACAGTTTCTAAAGACGACGTATCATTCATTGCTGCAAAGCATAATGCTACATCTCCAACAGTTACTATTAAATCAGCACTAGCAGACACAGTTGAAATCGAAGCAAGTCATACTTACTTTAAAGGGATTAAATTCCAGGCAACTGATGCGGCTTGTGAACATCTAGTGAATGTTGCGGATACAAAAGCAGTAGATGGACTTACTTTCGAGGAGTGTGTATTCGATCCTAATGCTCAAACGACTGTAACAGGTATCACAGCAGACGATGCTTCATTTGCAGTAACAGGAATGACAGTAGCAAACTGTACATTCTTACAAGGTTTTGATGGTTCAGCTATTGAAATCGGTGCTCTAGGAGCAGCAAACTCTTTGATTGAAAATAACTTCTTCCAAATTACAGCAGCAAAAGATGCAATTAATCTAGCTGACACAACAGCATTTGCTACTGGATATGGATTGAGAATTAAAGGGAATACTTTCTTAGGAGGAGACGCTACTGGAGATGAAGTAGCTATCACAATTGCAGGTACAGAAAACACAACTGCACCAGCGGTTATTGAGGAAAATAAATTCCTATACTGTGCAACAGCAGCAGTGACAATAGATAAGATTACTGGCTCTATCATCCTTAATTACCAAACAACTGATCAAGGTAATGGTGGAACACTAGTAGATCCTTCAACTTAATTTTTAAGTAAAGGAATATGATCTTAGCGGATATTAAACAACATACTACTAAAAAAGATACTGGTAGCAAGGAGGCTGAAAAGCCAAAGACCTCTACAAAGAAAACTACTAAAGCTAAAGGCTCTAAGACTACCAAAAAAGGAGTAAAAAAGTAGATTAATTAAGTCCCGATCTTAATAGGTCGGGATGAATTAGAATATTTAAAAATGGAAACACTCAATAACTTACTAATACAAAAGAACAAACATCTAGAGGAGTACGATGACTACTTAGCTCGGGGTGAGATAGATGAGTTTTGCGAATATCTAGATATATTAGAGAACAGTATTACAAATCATCCTGACTATTTGGATAAGTTCGGTGAATCTACAATAACTATTAAACTAAAACCATATGTCGATCGGTTATCACACGCAGCAAGGACACTTCTTAATTGGTTCAGAAACACAGGCACCGGCATTAACAACAAGTTACGGAGATAATACCTACACCTTAAGTGTTGGAAGAATGACACAGGCAGAGTTTTATCTTGAATACACACCTGGAGAAAACAATGGAGTGCTGAACGTACAGATAGAGATGGGACCTTCTGAGAGCGATTTGTATAAGTCAGTAGCACAGACGGTAGATTCGTCTACAGGAATAGTAACGATTTTGCCAAAGATAGAACAAATAACAGGAACAGTAGCGAGTACGGTATATAAATATAGATTATCAGAACCAGTAGCTGACAGGTTCCTGAGAATAAGTTTTAAAGAGGATGTCAGCACAACACATGGAACACTTAAGGCTAAGGTTCTCATGTCTGGTATTTAACTTAGTTTTTAATATTTAATAATGGAAGGTTATTTTGTACAAAATACCCAGGATCTTATTGGAACACAGGCCTCCCAGGTAACGCTTACAGGAAGTTACACAACAGACGGGACGAATGATTCGATCCTTTCTGTGGGAAGAATGGAAGAGTTGAATCTGTACGTTTTTTACACAATGGGAACAGCGGAGACAGGAAACTCAATTGAGGTTAAAGTGTCTTTCTCAGACGATCCTACTAATAGTAAGACTGCAGAGTACTGGGCACAATCTACTGGGGAATCGATCTCTAGTGGGACAAACACTGTGACTAATTATGAATATAGTTTCGCAGCAACAGCAGCAGCAGGAACTCACGAAGGATTTAGATTGAGCATTCCGATTAATGATAGAGCAGTATGGGTACAGTTGAAGGAAACCGGTATCGCAGCCAACGGTGGTAGCGCTTATGTAGTTGCAACAGTTGGAGGACATTAATTTAGATTAATAAATTATGGTAAATTTTTTAGACCAAAATTCGAATGCAGGAAAAATAATCAGTGATGATCCATATGGCCCAGATTGGGATGGCGACCTAAATGCAGCTACAAAGAATGCTATTTATGACGAGATGGAAACTAGAGTAACGCAGACCGATCCTATTCTAGATGGGACGATTACTGGTACAGCGTTTCTAGATGAAGACGATATGACCAGTGACAGTGCAACAAAGGTAGCAAGTCAGCAAAGTATTAAGGCTTATGTAGATAATAATGTTTTCCCTGCAACGATTACAAGTGCAGCGGATGATCAACACCTTATATATGATACGACTGAGTTTGTGAATGTGAGCTACTATCATCCAATAGTGGTTTCACTAGCAGATGGAGCGACTATCAACACAGATGCAAGCCAAGGAAATATATTTAAAGTCACAATAGCTGGGAATAGAACAATAGCAGCTCCTACTAACGCAAAAGAAGGGCAATTTATACAATATAGAATAGCCCAAGATGCAACAGGAACTAGAACTATTACATGGAATGCTATTTTTGACTTCGGAGGAGCAGGAGAACCTACCCTTACAACGACAGGTAGTAGAACTGACTATGTATCATTTAGATACAATGACGATAACGATAAGTGGGACTATATGGGAGCCGCTCTAAACTATGGAGGTTAATTTAAAATAAATAGATTATGCAATTTATAACCCAACAACGTCAGGTAGCACAGGCAATAGGATCGCTAGCAAGTGACGGAACAACCATCACAGGGGGACGTGTTACACAGACGGATATTCAGAACTACATTAATATATATTATAGAGAAATATTATTTGATGTTCTTTCCGACAAATTTCCACTGGACTTTAGAAGAATAACTTATCCGTATGATACATACACAGCAGTAGGGGTGGTAGATGCAACAACGACAGGAACATCGCTAGTTACTACTTCAAGTATATTTACGAACTCAATGGAGGGATATGTTGTTCAAAATCCTACAGATGGAGCAACAAGAACATTAAAAACATATGTGAGTGGAACAGAATTTACATTAGACTCGGCAGTGGATGACGACTGGGATGGAGATACAATTTATGTACTGGGAAATGTATTCTCGTTCGGTGGGGATACAACAGATCTTAAAGAGATTATAGAAGTAGCAGTGAAGTATGCATCGACTGATTCGGACTGGACAGTAGCTCAAAGGATAGACAGGGAGGATGCTTTTAGAATCGGAAGTGAAACATATCACAAGAGTGCACCTATATGGTCGCCACTTTCACTAGTAGAAATAGACGGAGCGAGTAATGAAAAGAGAAGACCAGCGATAGAGCTTAATCCAGCCCCTGATGATTACCAAGGAAAGTTGAGAATTACGTACGTAGAAAGGCCGAAGGCAATGTCAGAAGATACAGACGAACCAGTACTTACAGTACAAGGCTTAAGTCAGGTACTTATTAATGGAGCAATCAGTTGGGCATTAAAAACAGAAGGTAGACATGAAGAAGCACAAATGTGGGAAGAAGGAGATCCTAAGACTGGAGCAATCTGGCCGAAGGGAACAATGGCAATGATCCGATCATACAAACCAAGAAATCGTTCCGGAGCAGGACGAATACCATTGAGTAATTTTTATACACAAATGAAACGATATAGAGTTTAATATGGCAGGCAAAAAACCAATCTATTGGCTAATAGATTTACAAGGACAAAACAACAGACAAGATATGGATAAAATTCCGGATAATGCAGGGCCATCTTTAAGGGATGTGTCTTTTGCTAATCCTGGGACATGGGCAAAGAGAAAAGGTAGTGAGTTGCAAGATGTAACACAAGCAGGTAATGGGGTGTTTGGACTTAAAACGTATCGAAAAAACGACTCCACAAACGTTCTAAGAGCCGTTAGAAGTACTGACCTAGATGTACTTACATCTGGAACATGGACCCAAATAGACGCCGCTCACTTTACGGCTGATACAAAAGTATCGAGTGTGAACTTTCTTAATAGGGTTTATCATGTGAGTGAGTCAGATAATTTAGGGTATGAAACAGGTGGAACAATTACAGAGGTTGACGATGGGTCTGGTGGAAGAATTAGAGGGAAATCAGTAATAGTAGGTCAGAACACTTTATTTGTCGGAGGTATTACATATAGAAACGCAAGTACAGTGAGTGAAGAAGACCGAGTTTACTATTCAAGATTTGATGCGACTAACAATACACCAACTGATGAACTATATGACAGTGGAGGGAATTTCTCTGATTCCAAGAGATATTTCTCAGTAAACGGACCATATAAAGGTAGTTTTGAATATCAAGATTTTACATACCATTTCTCTGATACAACTTGTTATTTATTCGATATATCACTTGAACAAACGGTGCAAGCTTTACGTAAGGTATTCGAAATAGGACTTGCAAATCCAAGAGCAATAACAGAATGTAACGGATGGATGATTTGGATGGACCCTAAAGGAAGAATATGGGCATATGGAGGTGCAGGACTACCTATACCTCTTAGTTGGGATATTGAAGATGATAGTAAAGGGATGGCATTAATCAACGTTATAGACCCATCAGAGCTAGAAAATGTTTGTGCAGGAACACTTGGAAATGAATTTTTCTTTAGTGTTGGAGATATTACATTCTTAGGGGAAGAAATTAATAACGCAGTGATAAGTGCTCTCATCACACAAGGGCTTGAATATGTCCTATGGGGAGTTGACAGTTACCCTGTAAGACCAGTTATATATGAGAATGGAGTCGAAGGTAACACAGAGGTTTTGTACTTTGGAGTAGATGGTGTAGACGATGTATATAAAATACAGTCAGGAACAAACGATGGAAGTACAGCAATATCTACATACGCTAAGAGTAAGTTTTTTGATTTCGGAAGACCGTTACATACAAAGATAGGTGACGAGATGTACGTCAAATATAGACCTCAGAGTACTACAGAAACGTATTTAAGAATTAGATATGCAACAGATGGGAATCTTAACTATACACAATGGAGTGACCCAGATGGAACAGGAGATAAGATAGGCGGAAGTTCTACAGCAATAACAATCACTGACAGAGGTGACGACACTTTTAGATACGAGTGGGCATCAGGAGACGATTTCTTAGCTGACGATAAATTTGATGTAGGAGATTATGTAAATTTCCAGGCTGAGAATTTTAACAGTAGTAATAACGGGAGGTTTATAGTGACAGGAGTAGGAACAAGATATTTAGAGGTGACGAATGCAAGTGGTATAGCAGAGTCAAATAAAACAATCGGGAATGGATGGATTGGTAGAGTAGTGTTAGACTTTGGAGTTATAAATATGTATGCGGCTGATTCAGCGACGAACACAGATCAAATAGCATTAATCAAATTCCCTCCAGGGCTAAGGTTTAGAACTCTTAGCGTTGAGGTTGGAAATGATCAACTTGGAGAATCATTTGAAGTTAGCGGAATAGGATTTAGCTTCACTGATCAAACAATAGATATTAGAACGGAGGCAATCTAATGGCAGAAATACAAGACGAAAATCTAAAACTAAAAAGCAGTGCTAGTTTCATAGGTAGGAACTTTACTGCAATGAAGTCTTTAGAAAAACCAGAGAAAGAAGATAAACCGGCATTTTCTAGGTTATATGGAACAAATAGGTCTCTAGTAGGATTGACATCAAGACAAATCCCTGTTAAAGCGGTTGAGCCAGCTAGTGGAGCTGTTACTGGGCAGATAATTAGTAATTCGTTGGTACCGGCAAGTGACGTAACTTATGACTTGGGTACAGTAGGAAATAGTTTTAGGAATATATATGCACAATCTTATTTTGATGATTCAGGAACACAATTGTTAATGTTTCAGACAATAGATTGTCCAGCAGGGACTAACCCTGAAGCTGATAGTATAAGTGATACATTGACGTTTACAAGTACAGGAGGAGGGTTAACTATTACTGGGAACAACACAACAGACACAGTTAATTTCGATATGAATACACAATCATCGACAGGAGAGACTGCAGGGTTTACAGCGGGTACTGGAACAGGGGTTAATGACGACTCTACATTTACAGGAAATTCAGGATCAACAGCTTATACAATAGGAGATATTGTGAAACACTTGAAAGCTGTAGGTATTTTAACTAGTTAAATAGAAATTCAATGGCAAACTACAATGACTATATTAAAGATTTAGTAAGCAGTGTAGGACAACATTTGGCACCACAGAAACGTTTTGATAGGGTGTTGTCGTTTGACAAATACGCAGCTCCTCAAAGAGCAGTGTTTGATGAGTGGCAGGAAGGAGTTTTCAGACCAGAAGTAGAGAGGTTTACATTAAATCCATTTCAGAGACAGTACGAGAATATGGCAGCAGCAAGTAGCGCTAATCTAATGGGTAGAGGTCAACAGTTGTATTCTGATCAATATGACCAATTAAAACAACAATCATATTTTGATCCATTAGAGCAAGCAAAGACTGAGTACAATAAGATGCTTGAGCAAGGGTACCAAAGCAGAATGCAGAGATACTATACAAGTCCAACAGCATTTCGAAATTTTTAGATATTAATTTTATATAAAATGGCAACAGCAGGAGAATTAGCAACACAAATGCAAGATCTTAAAGATCAATACTCTTCTCTTGGAACATTTGATAGGGGGCAGGTGTATGGTGACCTCATTGGTAGAGTCGACTCGTTTAGACCGCAGTACGAGGAGCTAGCCGGGATTGAGCAACAAGCATATGCTGCACCAGCAGAAGTAATGCAGGGTTATTATGACCAATTTGGTACGGTTCCAGGTCAAGGTCCAAGCGCAATGGCTAGATTGAGTGGGGTGCTTAATCAAGTAGGAAACCTATATGGTCGAGCAGACGTACTTGGAAACGTGATTGATGTTCAGAGAGGCAGGTTAGGAGACCTAGTATCTGATGTAGGGCAACAAGTAGCAGATCAACGACAATCTCTAATGAATCAATATAGTATGTTGACTCCAAGGTATGAGAACGCAAACAGAAGAATCTCAGAGTTAGAAAACCAAGCATTTCAACAAGCTCAGTTTGATTACCAAAGAGAGCAAGCAGCAAGAGAGTTTGCAGAACAACAAAGACAATTTGACCAACAAATGGCACTACAAAGAGATCAATTTAATTTCCAAAAATCGAAGGCCAGTGGCGGGGGTAGTCGAGGCGGAGGTGGAGGAAGTATCTTTGGTGGTAGTCCATTCGGAATGCCAACTCAAGGGCAACAAATTCCAACTCAAAGATGGGCAGATATAGTTGCAGACTATAAACAAAGTCCAGATATCAATTACCTCAGGGATATAAAAAAGGCTGAGGCTGATGGAACACTCAGAATAATTTATGACTAATATTAATAATGGCTTACCAAGATAGTTTAGCAAGGTTCAGTAGTATAGGGATGCCCCAACAGGCACCGATGGCTATTAATCCAGTTCCTGCAGCTGCTTCGCAAGTAGCTATGAATCCGCCACAAACAGGAGGTGGACTTGGGGGTTTCGTGGGGTCTTTAGGAAAGGCAATTGTCGATCCATTCATAAAAATGGGGTCGACACTAACAGAGGGAATCGGAGCGTATGGGGCACTAGCTTCAAGGCCGATTTGGGATACAAACGAATATAACCAGACCTTATCTGCAGCTTTAAGTAAACAGAATAAAGGAGAGCAACTCTCAGACCTGGAACAAAGGGTAGTTGATTACGAAACAGATTTCTACGATGCGACAAAGGAAGGTAAGTCTATAACCGGCGCATCAGAAATGTATGATAAATTCAAAGGGCAGGCAGCAGGAACAGAGTTTCAAAGGTTAGGTCAAGTGAACCCAATTGCCGAAGGTGTAAGGCAAGGAGCGACCGTTGGTAGTTACTTTATGCCAGGTTCTCTTGGACTTAAAGGAGCGTTAGCAGCTGGGGCGTTGAGTGGAGTTGGTCAAACAGAGGATTTGAGTGATATAGAGGATTTAAGTAAAAATGTAGTAACGGGAATGGGGACAGCAGGATTAACATATGGAGCTATTAAAGGATTAGGGGGATTAGGAACTAAGTTGAAATCACGGGCAGGAAATAAAATATTGAGTGAGTCTGATGAATTTTTTAAAAGTTATCCAGGAATAGCAAAAAATAAAGAACCAGTAAGTAGAGCGTTTGATTATATAAGTATGCAATATGGGGATGATGCTCCAATGATGGCAAAGAAAGCACATCAGTTAGCTAATGCACTACCTGATAATCACCCGTATAAAAGTACAGCAAACAGTATGGCATCAATGTATGACGATGTTGGTGGAAAAACTAACTTCCTAACAAGAAGTGGACAGAATCTACAAACAAGCGGGCAAACTCAAAAAGTGGGGGGACTACAAAAGGTTCTTGGTAAACCAACACCAAGACAAGGAGGATTAAATCTACTTAGAAAAGCGAACAAGATTGATGGTATAGATTTGACAAGCCCAGAATCAGCAATGAAGACTAGTGAGTTTGTTTCAAAGAGTAAGAGCAACATACTTCAAAACCAATTAGATGAAATGGCAGGATCTGGTAAGGGTGCAATTCCAAAGAGTAATATTGATGATTGGTTTAATAGTCAAATGGATGAAGCAGTACTAGGTCAAGATAAACAAACGATACAGCGAGTATATAACGAGTTATCTCAAGACTTTATGGGGGCAGGAGATGATTTAATCGATGATGCTATCCCAATTAATAAATGGTACAGAATCAAACAAGCGGTAGGGCCAAAAGGAAAATGGAATGATTTGAGCCCAACTCAAGAGAAGAGTACAGCTCAGGTATATGAGAAGCTATACGCATTCATGAATGATCAAATGGACGATAGCCTGAAAGCTAGTGGATTTAGTAATTTTAGGCAAAGTAATGCAGATGTAGCAACAGCGACTAAGTTAAACAATTTCTTAACATCACAGGCAAATCGAGGTAATATAAATCTACCAATTGGATTAATGGATGTGACATTTGGAGGTGCAGGACTAGTAGCAGGTGGAGGTAATCCGTTGACTGCAGGAGCAGCAATGTTAGCTTCTAAGGCCCTGAGATCGCCAACGACTCAAATGAAAGCAGGGGGCGCGATGCAACAAGTAGGACGAGGACTATCGGCAGTAGGACAGAGAGTTCCAGCTACACCACCAATTAATGTGCAAGTTCCAGCAGGATTATCCTCACAACTACAAACAAGTATTCCAGGAATAGTAGCAGGACTAAATGATGACAACATACAACCAATGACTCCATCAGATTCGGGCATAGCCCCAGCTGATGGAGGTGGGGAACTAACGAGCGAAGATATGGAATTAGCTAGACAATTTGATGAACTATACGCATCAGATATAGCAGGGCCACAAGGAATACAAGCACCACCAATGCAGTATCAAGGATTTATGGGAGGAGGAATACCAATGCAACAACCAATGATGATGGCTCCACCACCACAACCTATGAGTCCATCAATGCAAAGATTCGCTAATATATAAATTATTAATATTTAAAGATGCCACCATATGGGAACACACAACTAACAGGGATGCAGACCCAGACTGGCTTACCATCATATACGCAAGCGCAACAACCAGGGGCTGGAATGTACCAACAACCATACTCTGGTGGGGGGCAAATGGGAGGATTTTCTGGTATGGACCCTAGAATGTTAGCGCTTCAATTTATGCAAGCTGGGGAAAGTCCTTCACAGTCAATTGGACTTGCCCAGTTTTTGACACAGACAGGGAACTATGCACCTGAACCTTATAGTGCAACTCAAATGCAAGCTCTTGGAAAGCTTTCTGATGCAGAATCTATGGTTAACCAACTAGACGAGGCTAGACTCGCTCTAGGGCCAAGAGGGAGCGGAATAGGGGCAAGTATAAGGGGAGGTATTGATACAATCGGAGGACAACTAAACCTAAATCCAGAAGCTAGATACTATAACGATTATGTAGTTGGAGTCAGAGGACAATTAGTAAAGAGCTTGGGTGAATCAGGAGCCCTATCTGACAAAGATAAAGCAGATGTTATGAGGTTAATGCCTAGTATCTCAGATAGTGATGAAGTAGCACAAATGAAGATGGATGGATTAAGAAGAAGAATAGCAGAAAGTCGAATGTCGGTTGAACAGTACGGAGGAGCAAATGTACTAGGAGGAATGCCACAACAACAGCCAGCCCAAACTGGGTTCTCAGGATATTCTAATTATTACTATTAAACAAATGCCTATCGTAAAATTACCAAACGGGAAAACTAAAGAATTCCCATACACAAAAGAGGGAAAGAAGAAAGCTAAAAAGTACGCCGAGAAGATGGGGGGAGAGGTTAGAGATAAATACGGGTATATGGGAAGAACAGACTATTCTTCAAAGAAAAAGATGAAGAAGAAGAAAAAGTAACTTACATAAATAGAAAAGCATGACTAATAGACTTTACGCTGGGTTTGAAGATATCCAGTCTACACCCCAAACAGAAACTACGGTAACTGTGCCTCAAGATGGTCATGGATTTGCCGCACTTGATGTTATTTACCATAACGGAACGGATTGGTTAAAGGCTCAAGCTGATGACGAGGATACATTAGGTTTGTATGTCGTAGTAGAGGTAATAAATACAGACAAATTCAAAGCGGCAATGATTGGAAAGCATACGGTATCAGGGCACGGGTTAACTGTTGGGAATTATTACTTTACCAGTGCGACAACAGCTGGGGAGTTAGAAATCAACGACCCTACTCTTACCGACGATACTAGTTTTAGTAATCCTATGATTTTTGTAGAAGACGCTGATACCATTCATGTTGTTAACTACAGATCATATGAAGCGGGTGCTGGTGCTGGCACAGGAGGCGGAGATACTAACTTTGACCCTGATGCCATTCACGATAACGTTTCCGCAGAAATATCACTTATTACCGAAAAAGCGAGTCCAGTTAGTGGAGACCTGATCATAATAGAGGATAGTGCTGATTCTAATAATAAAAAGAAAGTACAGATAGGAAACTTACCAAGCGGTGGTGGAGAAACGAACACAGCTTCTAATGTAGGTGTAGCAGGAACTGGTGTGTTCAAACAAAAGACTGGGGTTGATCTCGAGTTTAAAAATATAAACGCTGGTAGTAGTAAGGTTACAATTACCGATGATACGGGTAACAACGAAATCGATATTGATGTAGCAGAAGCAAATATTAACCACGATAATTTGCTTGGATTCGTAGCAAATGAACACATAGATTGGACTCAATCTGGAGCAGGAACAATAGATGCAACTAATTACGTAGATAATGATACAACCGACCACACAGCTTTAAGTAATATAGGAACAAACACACATGCACAAATTGATACACATATAGCGTCAACAAGTAACCCTCACTCAGTGTCGGGGACGCAATTAACAGACGATATATTTGTGTTAAATGCAGGAGATACAATGACCGGGCCGCTTGAAATGAGTATTGGAGGAAGTGGACAAGAGTTTATTAAGTTTGACGCTACTAATTCGTCAGGAAGACCTTTTACAATATACGACAATGGAACGTTTGTTGGAGGTGTTGATTATAACTTTGCAGGAAATTATTTTTCTTTTGACGTAACAAACGGTTCAGGGGTAAGACAAACTGATGCTTTTATTTTACTTTCTGAATCTAATGATAATTATGTTGGGTTAGGGAATGTACCAACTGAGCAGTTAGATGTAGCAGAGACAATACGAATAAGGGGAGTAGCATCAAGCACGGATTCTGAAATATTAGTCGTAGACAGCACAGGTGTTGTTGGTAAACGAGATTTTCCTGACGCATCACCGTACTTTGCATATGATGGAACAGGAAATCAAACAATCAATGGAACAGCAGCAACTCTTAATATAGACACTCAGTCGGTTACTAATAGTGACTATACGCTATCTTCCGATCAAATAACAATAAATACAACCGGAACATATATGATACAGGCAAAAGTTGTATATGAAATAACAGATACACTTGGAGATGCTAGGGGATCTACAGCTGCTTGGATTGAGGAAGACCCACTAGGAGGGGGTTCTTTCACAGAGATTACGGGGAGTAGAGGACATTCCTATCATAGAGAAACAGCTGGAGCATCAACCAGTGTTGCATTTTGTATAGCAGAATTAACAGCTACAGATATAATAAGAGTAAGAATGCAGCGTACAACAGCTGCTGTAAATATAGATACAGTACAAAATCATTCAAGTATTATGATAACTAGAGTAGGATAACAATATGGGATTAACAGTAAGGATACCAAAAATATCCAACACAACAACAAGGGTGACTACGACATATACCATTCAGAGAGGGGATGGGACTATCTATTGTGATACAGACATTGGAGGAGCTTTTACAGTAACTCTACCACCAGGGGTTGCAGGAGATACGTTTCGAATTATTAACGTAGGAAGTTCTGGAGACGATTTGACAATAGCACCAGACGGGGCTGAGTTATTAATAGGTGTTAATGCAAGTAAAACGATATCTGATGGTACGGTAGTCATTCTTACATACGAGACTACTGAAGGGTGGTGGTAATAATTTTTAAAGAAATATAATGAGTAGATTTGAAAAAGTATCAGTTACTGCACAGGATAGTGGTAGTATTGATGCATTTGGAAGATGGAGAACATCAGAACCTTTTACATTATTTGATAGCAAGCAGATACATGATAATCAACCATTGTTCTGGGATGATCAAGAAACATCAGGTAGTGGAACTTCTAGTTCCCATTCTGTCAATGAAGCTGCAACTACTATCTCCGTAGGGGCAACAACCGCCGGAACGAGGGTTAGGCAAACGTTTCAGAGATTTAATTATCAGCCAGGAAAATCACAATTAATACTTTGTACTTTTGGGGAGTTTGATACATCCACTGGGATAACAAAGAAAGTAGGATATTATGATGATGATAATGGATTGTTTTTCCAAAGTGAGGAAGGAACTTTAAGTGTTGTTCGAAGAAGTAATGTGACTGGTACTCCAGTGAATAATAGTGTTGCTCAAGCTAACTGGAATTTAGATAAGTTAGACGGAACAGGGCCTAGTGGTATAACCCTAGACCTAACCAAGACACAGATATCATTTACGGATTTTGAATGGTTAGGGGTTGGAAGAGTAAGAATGGGGTTTGTTATAGATGGAATGCCTGTTTATTGTCATGAATTTAATAATGCAAATAGCTTAGATGTAGTTTATATGTCTACTCCTAATCTACCTGTTAGATATGAGATATCAAATGACGGTACTGGAGCAACTGACGACTTTGTACATATCTGCTCAAGTGTCATTAGTGAAGGAGGACAACAGAGTACAGGTACACTCCGACATACTCAAAGTGGAGCAGTAAGTTCATTATCATCTGCAACAACCTATGCAATTTTAGGAATAAGATTAAAAGGGACTGCTCTTGATGGCATTGTGTTTCAGGAAAAAGTATCTGTAATTGCTTCGACAGTGAACGATTCGGCAGAATGGATATTAATATTTAACCCTACTGTTGCTGGAACATTTACTTATACGGGAGAGACAAATAGTGTAGTTGAAATAGCTACAGGAAGTAGTTCTAACACAGTTACTGGAGGAACAGAAATGGATGGAGGGTTTTTTAGTACTTCTCAAAACGCAATTCAACCTATTGATAATACTTTAAGATTGGGTTCTACGATAGATGGGACCGTTGACGAAATTATTTTAGCTTGTACGCCAATCACTAATAATATAACGGTGAGGGGTGGCTTGACATGGAGGGAACAACCATAATGGCAAACTTAGTTGTAACATCAACAACAAACTCGATAAAAGTAGAGTTTAACGATGCAACCTCGATAATGGGAGGAAGAGAAGCAGGAGCATGGAGTAAGAATGGAGGGATTCACTTTGTTAGATTTCCGGATCACATAGAAGCTCATACCCTGGAAGAGCCCAGGTGGGTAGTGTCTTACGATGGTGCTGGGAACTCTCTACAGATAGACTCTGTTGATGGAGTGGCTCCTGCGAGTAATAATGATTTGTATACTAAACTGGCTGCACTTATTGCTTAGGTCTTAACGTTTAATATGGAATGCTCTATAATAAATTATGTCTATATAAATTATAAATTTCATAATTATGGGTAAGCAAGAGAAAAAAGAAGGACAAAGTCCAACAAAGGAGGCGTTGTTTATTAAGGAGTATGAAGCTCTTTGTGAGAAGCATCAAATGACAGTTGCTAGCGCTCCTTACTTTGTTAGACAAGAAGATGGAACTTTTGGAATAGCAATTAAAATTGGAATACAAGCACTAAACAATGGGAAATAACATAGGTAGTTTAAGGTTCCAAATAAGAAACGAAACTTGGAGGATTAAACATAGAACACTAAGACTTTTATTTAGATTATTCTTCGAAAAATACTTCGAGGACTATATCCTTCGGGAAAAGGGGGAATCCTATCTTGAGGGACAGAGGGATTACTAACATGAACGTCAAAATTACACGTGAGACTCTAGAGCAGAAGATATATGAAAAGAATATAACTCTGGTCGAAATCAACTCCTATAAAGATAAACTAGAGTCTGTAGAATGGTTAAAATGTAAGTCTTTATTTGATGACTTTAGAATAGAACGACTACGCAAAGAAATAGAGCAATTGAAAGAAAAACAAGAACAGCAAGAGAAGTGGCAGGTACGAATGAAAAAGAAGTTTGAAGAATTAGTAGAGAGATTCGGTAATATCGAGGTGGGTTTATATAAAAAAAGTTACAAAATGATAGACGAACTAAAAGAAGAATTAGTTATTATGAAGAAAAAGCTAAATGTATGACGACGAACAAGACCCAAAAGATAAAGAGATTCAAAACTTAAGTGGACTAATAGCCATGGAGTTACAAGTTATTAAAAAGAACTTTGCGGAGGTACATTTAGAAATAGATAAAAAAATTGGAACGCTTCAAAAGAAGATTGAGACAGAGATGGTTACAAAGCATGATTTGGAGCTACTTAAGGTAGATGTTAACCATAAAGTGTCAACAATGGAGACGAATGTCAATCACTCTGTAGATAAGATACTAGCTGTTGCAAATGCGAATAAAAAAGAGATTGACGAGATTCAAGGTACTTTCAAATGGGGTGCACGCCTTATTGGGGGGGCTATAATAGTAGCCGTACTGACATTAGTTATTAACGTAACGTAATTATTAATGTTAGTGTGCTCATATTATATGTTAATTAAAATATATGCTGGACTTTAATGTCGTAAAGCTCGACAACTTTTATGAAGGAGACAGTATAACAATTACCCAAGCTCCCCATGGTGCACAAAACGGACAGGCAATGGACTTCATTTTAAACCCATCAAATGTCGGTAACCTCGTCGCCCCTTGGGATGGACACGTTACATATAGTTCCAATCAAGGAAAACAAAGCTATTTCAACTTTACACTTCCAGATGGAAGTTATATTCAGTTCGTACACGGACTTCCCCACAGATCAGGAAGCTTTAAGAAGGGAGAACCTCTGGGATACCCTACCCATCACCACTGGCATATAGGGATTTTTGTTACCGGAAGAGGATGGCAAAGATTACTAGACTATACAAGACGAGATCTCAATTTAATTAGGGGTGTGGTAGATGGGAAACCAGTAGGAGCACAGTGGGTAAACTGGAATACATACGCAGATTTACATCTAAACTTTTACAATCCTTACATGAGAGAACAAAAACTAAACGAAGCCAAAGCATGGAATGATCTTATTGGCGAGAAAAATCTTATACATGATAGAGTTGGAGTTACACCTTTAGAGGGTGCTCAAAAAGGCTCTAAGATAATGAATCAAGTAGAGGGAGTAGAAAGAGAAAATCTACTGATGATGTATAAGGAAATAACTGACTATATTCAGTCAACATCGTTGAAGAATGATCCGGATTTTGATCTTATGAACGCTAGGTATAGTGAGTATACTTTACACTCTAGCGCTGTTTAATTAATTATTAATATAAAATTATGAATAAGGATGCTGTGAAAGGAGCTCTATATGGGGGGTCTGCAGGGGCGATCTCTACTGCGTTAGTAGCGCTAGTAGTTACATACAGACCAGAGTTAGCGGATATTGAATATATATTGATAGTAGGATTGATTCCAATCGTAAATGGAATTTTAGTGGTTCTCAAAAACGAATTCTCAAAAACACAAAATAATGCCTGAATTTGGAGTAGAAATATTTGAAGATATCTTTGAACATTTAGTTACATTTTTAATGGAATACTTAGGTGGCTGGATTGAAACTATATTCCAAGAGGTAGGCGTTAACCAAAAATAATTATTATTCATTGAATATGGCAATACCAGTAACAGTCCATGTGGGTACAACCTTTACAACCGATTACACAAGTGGAACAATAAATCTAACAGGTAGCGGTGAAAATGACAATGTATTAATGGCATTTGTTTATCATTCAACGGTTTCTACTTCTGAAAACGTTGAGAATCCTACAATGACGTTTGCTAATAGATATATGGCTCCCTTAGATTTTAACTTTGTGAATACAACAACCAGTAGGTTATTTGCTACTCCTTGGATATTGTATGATCCAGAGGATTCGGGCGTTCTTACGTATGATAGTGCTCATGGAGAAAATGGAAATCAAGCAATTCAAATTATTGAATTACAGGGAGTTAAAGAACACTCTGAGATAGATGTGATAGCAGAATTAGGTCAAAATAATGTGACGAGTGCAGGGAAAACAGAAAATAACGTAACAACGACAGAAGATAATACTCTTGTACTGACGGCATGGGCCCAATCTGGAGATACTTCTCCTGGTACTGCAAGTGTTAACTCAGGATGGACACTGGAGAACTCACAAACTCCTGATAGCAGCAATACTGGATATTTAAATAGTGTAGGGCTTGCATCAAGGTTTTATGCTTCTGCTTCCACAACAACAGGAGCGGAAGTGAATTGGTCTGGAGCAGGATCAACATCTGATTGGCAAAGTATTACTCTGGCTGTGGTAGAAGGGACGAATAACGGTGATACATCTGGAACATTAATTGTAGGTGTAATTTGATAAAATATTTTACTGCTTTTGAGAAGAAGGAGCTTGAGCTCTTTCTTCTTTTTATTTATACTGGGGTAGGTTTTTATTACCTTTTCTTTGACGGAAACAGATCTAGAGGCTTTACAGCCTCTTTTTCTTAGTGTAAATTTAGGTATGGAGTATTCCTTACAAGACATAACGGCATTCGATCGTGACTGGGAAAC